TCAATCTGAGCTTTGAGTTCCTCAGAAATCACATTGTTCTCAAATAGATTTTTTAAAACATCCAACATGTGATTCTCCTTTTTATTGGAGCTTGCTTATTATACCTAATAAGCTCTCTTTAAGATAACGCTGTGCTTTAGGGTCACCCTTCACCTCTTGCGCTATACGCAAGGCATTAAGACCACCTCTTGTTCCCATTAAGTGTTCGTAAATTGGTGTTGGATATGCACCTGGTGCACTGGGTTGAGCTACCACATCTACTGTGATAATCTCAAAATCGCTGACTCTTCCAGTTCCGTCACCACTGACGTTACCTGAGCCTCGACTGGAAACTCCCAACTTTACGCCGGATTCCAACATAGTTCGCACTAGTTGGCCCATTGGAGTTGGCAGAATCTTGAACTTTCCATAACCATTTGGACCGTCCATCCACATTTCAGTAATCATGTGGCTAACACGGTCCAAATTTATTTTTAAGTCATCTGGATGATCTACTTCGCCTAGTACACTATATCCGCCAGTAATTTGATCGTTCAAAGTTTTGACAGCTCGCTCAATCTCGTCTACAGGATATACACGTTGGTTAGCATTTTTAATGCCGCCCTGTATACAGATACCTTTCATGTACAAGTTTTTCCCGTTTTCACCCTCAGACTCAACCACCATACGGGCTTGGTCAAAGCTGAGGTTCTCACGAAGATAGTTCATCTTTTGCATATGCTAATTACTTCGCTCTACCTGGAGCACCATTAATTGGGCTGTTGGTATTTGCGCCATTGTCACCAGTGCTTTTCTTCTCTGCACCGTGTCCGCCTGAAACAGTTTTTAGGTGCTTCACGCCTGCTTTGCCTCCAGGAACATTTACGTTACCTGAATTCAAATCTTTAGTACTTGGGTTTAGTAAACCACCTTGTGTTCCACCTTTGCCGTTGTCAGCAAATGCTTTGTTTAGGTTACCACTTGTACCACCCATGTCATTCTTTTTAGCTACTGTGCTTTTTGTATTTGCACCGTCATCGCCACCTTTGGCTGCTGTAACTTTTTCTACGTATTCACGAATGAAAGCTTCATCTGTGTTGTTGTTGTTATCTTCATCTTCGTCGTCATCACGAACTTCCATTGCTGGCATTTCTTGTGACATACCGTCCATTTCAGGAACTGGTTCGTCACCCATGTCATCACCGCCCATGTCATCGCCACCTTCTTCGCCGCCCATTAGGCTTTCAAATTCATCACGTAATGCATCTAATGCATCTTCTAGGTCCACAACACGGTCTTGTAGTTCATCAACGTCACCACCACTTAGTGATACGTCGTCACCACCCATGTCACCACCTTCTTCTTCATCTCCACCTTCAATGTCGCCCATCATGTCGTCGGTTGCGTCATCGCCGGAAAATTCGTCGCTGGCTTCCATTTCTGGTTCTTCAGCTGGCATTTCATCAGGCATCATGCCTTCATCAAAGTCTTCAGAAATTAGAGTTTCATAAATCTCACGTGACTTTGCAACCACGATGTCATGAAATAATTCTTTAGCTTTTTGTTCATCTTCATTAATAAGATGTTCGAGCATCTGCTCAAATTTTGAACGGTCAGTCATTTTTAAATCTCCTATAGATTGTGAGCTGTCAGTAATATTTACATATTATGACGAAATATGTGTTATAATGGCATGATTCTAGGCATTTTTACTCCAAGACAACATGACTTCACGTAAATTGTCATACGTCAAGTGTCTAAAGTTTGGATAATGCCATTGTGGATCATAAAACTTATTTTCCACTATTCGAAAGTATTTAGTTTTTTTATTTTCTTTTATCACTGTCTCTGTTTGCCTAGTCCAGTTACCGTAAAATGTTGCTGGCTCTTCAGATCGTTTGTAGTTGGGAGTGTTTGCATACACATTGTTTAAAAGTCCAGTGGGACTTTCATAATCAAATCCAAATATGTAAATCTCATCAGCTTGATGTTGTGTGGCAAGATTCAGTGCTGTGGGTCCAGAACTCCATCCTAAACTGGGATTAAAAAACTTAAATCCAGTAAAATCTTTATATCTACTATTGGAGTTTGTCCATACTTCATGCTCCATTTGATAGTTAGATCCTGCAATTTCTACTATCATTTTTGGGTCCACTGCTATTAGGTAGTCAGGTGCGTACTCCCTATAAACTGCATTACAGGCGTAGATTTTACCGTATGGTTTTACTTGATCAAATGTTATATTGAGGCGGCTCTTGCCATTGCCAAACACAAAACTGCGCATAAACTCTCCTAAAAGTAATTATCTTTTAGTGAGTTAGGCGGCTGCTGGCTCTGGAGTTGCTCCGTACATTTCGTGTACAAACTCCAATTCTTCTTCTTGTTCTAAGATATGTGCTTCAGATGCTTTGCGTAATTCGTTGACTTGACCCAATGTCAATCTAGTTTTACGTGTGTCACTACGCTGTAATTCTTCTATGTCTCGTGCTGAATTGAAACGAAAGTCGTTGCTGACTCGTTGCGTTTCAGGATCCAAATAAAATAATTCTCTCAGTATCATAAGTTTATTTATCAAGCCGCTGGCACAGCGCCAGCCGCTGGTGTAACGCCCACACCTGTATCAGTCCCTGGAGGAACAGCTCCTTCGGGTGGTGCAATATCTTCAGGTGCTGTTGTGTCGCCCAGTTCCAAATCGCTATCAATGCCAGCGGCACTAATACCAACACTGCGCAATTCACCACTTGCATCAGTACCTGTAATAGTTGCTGTGCCTTTTTCTTCACGCCATAAGCGTTCGTTTTCCGCCAATTCTTCGTCTGTAATGCCAAGAAAACGTTTCATAGCAAAGCGTTTGCTTATGTAAGGTATAGCTTGAAGTGTGTTAAATGTGTTTATTCGTTGCCCATCAACCTCTGCTTGACGGTATGCGGCAAAGTTTTGTGGTGGTTGAAATTTGATTTCGAACAGTGTAGAATCAATGTTTACACCGCGTTCGTGCAAGTATCTTTTGAATTCTTCGTCAAAGGTGCCTTGTAATAGGCTTTGCAAACGCATACAATAATTGTTAAAACGCAACTCTTGAATGTATGCTGTGCCCACACGACCGTCATTATATTGCGCTTGACTATCGTCTGCACCAGTTGGCAAGTAGCTACTAGGTATACGTAGCGCACGGAACAACTTGTTGGTAAAGTATTTTAAATCGTCAATTTCACCCAAGTTTGTACCGCCTGGTAGCGTTTCAACTTTTGATCCACGACCGCCTTCTGTCTGTGGGAAGAAATAATCTTCGTTGATACTTAGGGGATTATAAGCTGAATCAATTACGTTTGCTCCACCGCCTGTTTGGCTAGGAATACGTCTTTGATGTATCTCATTTTTAACACGTTCAACAAAACTCATGGCCAAATGGCTTGGCATGTTGCCCACGTCAATGTAAAATATTCTACGTTCTGGAGCACGTTGTATACGATATATTAGAATAGCATCTTCTAATAGTTCTTTTTGTTTGTAAACTTTAAACACTTGCTCCAACAAGCTATTACCAAATGGATAGTTGTTGTCAAGTCCTTCACTTAGACTTAGATGTATAACGTGCGCCGCGTCCACTGCCAGTTCGTTTTCGCCAACACTGAATCTATCACCAGTTTGTTGTGGGAACGCACCAGTCATGCCTCTTGCGCCACCACCAGCAACATAGTTATTGCCTCTGTTGTTGGTTTGCTGACTGTTTGGTTGAATTTGTGTCATTACCAAATTATGAAAATTTGGCGCTAGATCTCTAATAACATACTGCTCAGGCTTTTTGCCTTCACTTTCGTTAACAATAATTTTTACAACTTTAGATGGATCAACATAGAACCATTTTTGAGTTTCTGGATCTCTAATAAAGAAAACATCACCGTACTTGAATGTATTTCTAACAACTCTAAAAAAGCGAGTTTCAAATATTTGTAACTTGGCCCACTGCTGTAGGTATTCTCTAAGCACACGAATCTCTGTGCTAGTGGCTTTGCTTCTAAATGCCAAACTAAAACTAGTTTGATTTTCTTTGTTCTTTTGTGTGCAAAATTCTGCTAATATGTCCAAGGCAGCATTAATTTCTGGATCCATGTCCATTGTGTCGTACTGCATATAGCGTTCAACACGATTTGGGCTACCAGTGTAAACATCAGGCAAGTAACTGCTGTAATTGGTCCGTGCTGGACCTGCCCTTGAAGAATTGGATAACGGGCTTACATTGCTTGATGCAGTATTAACTGCCACGGGCGTGAAATACTTTTTCCAAGACATTATGTGGCTCCGTGTACGTTGCCGCTCATAGCTTTAGTCGCTTTGACTTGCTGACTGAGTTTATTGTTTGTTTCGCTAGCCGCGGTGGCAACTTGTTTCATAGTAGTATTTAAGCTAGATAATAATTTCGCCACGTCGTCTAGAGTAGCAGTTTTAGTTTCAACTCCAGCAGTTTTCTTGTCTGCTGGTTTGGGTTCAGCTGTTGGAGAATACTCTTCTCCAGTTTCTGGATTGATATTTTTACCAGGACTTGCTTGTTTTTCTGCGGCTTTAACTGCCGCTGGAATAGTTTGTGCTTGCGGTTTTGCCGAAATTTTTGGCATTCCGTCTGGACCAATTGTTAGCTGATCCATTGTTGGCATTGTGAATTTTGACTTGTCAAATTTTGGTACGGCTGATGCTGTAGGTGATGCCAATTTATCAGTAACACCAGTACTAATACTTGCTAATTTTTCTGTAACTTCTTTTTCTAAATTAACTTTTTCAATACTAGCCGTTTCTTGAACTGCCAACATTTCATTGTTGGATACTTTTAGAATATCTGCTTGTTCTTTTACAAATTTTTTAGTTTCTTCTACTTGCTCTGCTTTTGTTTCAGTTTCCCATCTAATACCTTCTTCAATCTGTTTGTACAACGGTTCTTTAAGTGCTTTATATTTTTCTTCAATGGCTTTGCCTTCGTCACTATCACGCATGGCATTACGTACTTGTCTTGGCCCGGCATCTGGACCTAATTGTGCTTTGGTTTTTTCTAGTAGTGCTTGTCTTTCAGCGGCATATTGCTCTTTGACATTGGCTAATTCTTTAGATGCGGCTTTGCTTTCGTCATTTTGTACACTTCTAGTTGTAGTGGATCCACTTGTTACGCTACTGACAGAAGTGGATATTTCTTTAGATAGACTGCTTAGACTAAATCCGGCACCGTCACCGCCTTTGGCACCTCCTGGCATCATGCCACCAAGATTTTTCACAGCATCCGCAATGCCCTCTGTCTTTGCACCTTCCATAAACTTTTTAGCTTGCTCAGGTGTAAGCACCATTTCACCTTTAGCCACTTTACCAATAAAGTCTTGTGGTTCAAACACTTGTCCAGTCTTACCCAGTGTACCTTCATCTCTAGTTTTGAGATTTGCATTCATCTCTTTAACGTTCATAACGTCAGCAACAAAATTTCCAACTCTGTCAGCCACTTTTCCTGCGCCTTGAATGCCGCCAGCGGCAAGTTTATCAGCACCTGTTACAACTCGACCAATGCCAGCATCAGT